TATGGTCAAATGAATTTATGAAATAAGCAAAATTACTCTGTAATTTTGCAGTGGTACGCAGATACGGGGGGTTGGGGGGTTTGAGGGGGTTAGAACAAAACGTGAACAAATGGATCAGTAACCCCTAAGTGGAACAAAACGTGAACAATGTATAGTGTGGTATTTATGCAACAACTAGTATATTAATTTAATATTTTATTTATTTATTTTATTATTTTACTTGTATGTAATATAAATACGTGTTATTAAATATATATATTTAATTAAACAAACGAGGTAAAAATGGAATACAAAGATAAAAACTTACAAGCTTTACTTGATGCCTTCAACTCAAATCCAGTTGATGCATTCGGTAGTGCTAAAACTGAATTAGATCTTGCAAAAGAAAATTATGAGAAAGCAAGATTAAATTTACTTGATCAAAAGACTTTCGGTAAGCATCAAGGTGATTTATTTGAGGCAAACATTATTGAAGTAAAAGAGACTTCAAGAATCGATTATAAATCTCTCGTTATTGATTTACTTGAAAGTAATAAGATTGAGATCTCAGATCATTACATCAAGAAACATACAAAAAATGTTCCATCAAATTCAAGATTAACAGTTAAATATTTAGGAGGTAAATAATGGAATTTGGAAAATCAATCGTGCTAATCCTTTTGGGATTAGCATGGATCGTGGGGATTGCTTTAATGCTTTGCGCAATTGTAATCTTCTTTAATATTTTAGGTAGCGGATTTATTCCAGAGATATTAAGCGGAATAATGGTATTGATAACAATGGGGATTCATTGGGGATTAAGTAAAGAATTCACCGATGCCCTAGGTGAAAGGAGTAATAGAAATGAATAGTTTATTTGATGGATTTACTAATGGCGTGGAGATCCCACGCCATTGGGAAAATGCGACATATGGAAACGATGCTTGTCCATCGTATTATATAAACGGATATCAAATCTGGGTAGATCATGCGGATCCTAATCAGAGAGAATTAGGAGCGGATAAACCTAGATTTGCAATTACATTAAAAGAAGAATATGGAGAGTCTGACGGCTTTCATATTGAAAGCAATAACTGGGATTTTATCTTATGGATCGTGGAAGGATCTTATAAAGGAAAAATTTTAAGAGGCTTTTATTCTGTTTCTAAAATAGAAACTTAAGGACTAGATCCTGGAAATAATTTACTTGTGTACACTATCATATTATGGTAGTGTACACTATAACATCAACTTAACGAGGTAAAAAAAATGAATATATTTAGACACACACAAATCGAAACATTATCCAATGGTACATCGTTGCAAGGATATTGCACGTTGCATTTTAAAACTCTTGTAAAAATTTTTGGAAAACCCAATGGAGGAGGATCAGATAAATCCGATGTTTCTTGGGTGATCGTTTTACAAGATGAAAGATCTAATGATGAAAGGATCCACGTTGTCACAATTTACGATTGGAAAATCGGATATAACTATTGCGGAGAAGAAGAAGGGATTGACGTTGAAGATAATACCGAATGGAATGTCGGATCTCATAGCATAAAAAGTTTAGATCTTCTGGATCGATATCTCCTGGAAAAAGGATATTCGACATTTATTCAGACGAATAGAAAAACTAATTTTCCAATGTCATATAAAGAGGCATATAAAGGATAAAAGGGATCGGGCTGCAAAGCCCGATTTTTTTATTTTTCATATCGATATAGGAGCGCAAAGTCGCAAAGACCAGGGGAAGGGCGGATCTTTATTTTACTTGTGTACTATATAATAATATGATAAAATTATATTAACTTTAATCAATTAATAGAGGTATTAAAAATGAAAAGAACATATATAACAGAAAATAATATTTTCGATCTTATCAAAATAGGTAAAAGGATTGAGCTATATTATGATGATGTAAACGAAGGAATGTATAATTTTATGCCGAAAAGATTTGTGTTTACTAATCCTTTTGTATCTTTTGTAGACGTTATTGATCAGAGGAACAGCGGTTGTAATGGTTCTGACTATGAAATAATAAAATCTAATTCAGAAAAGCAACTATATAATTTTAAAATAGAAGACGATAAAATAATTTTTGATATTATGCAAGGTATCGGAGTTCAAGGACACGATCTAAATATGGATCCTCTTTTAGGAGAAAGATTTTTTATGACTGATACCTGGAATAGAAGTCCTCAATCAAAAGATATTATAAATCATTTATGTAGAGGTAGCGGATCAGAAAGGCTGTTTATAATCTAAACAATATCTTAGGCTCCTGGAGCGGGAAGGATCCCGCTCCTTTTTTTTAAAATTTCATACAAGTATAAGGACGCAAAGACGCAAAGACGCAAACCAAGTATAAAAAATTAAATTAATACTTGTTTATTGTACACAAGTAATATATAATATAAGTATAACAATCAAAGAGGTAAAAATGTTATCAAGAACTAGTAAAATGCCTTGTGAATCTATAAGCTTAGACGCAAGGCAATGTAAAACTGGATCCAAGTTAGCAAAAATTAAAGGGTCTGTATGTAATGGATGTTATGCTTTAAAGGGTTTTTATAACATGCCAAGTGTTAAAAATAAAATGGCGGAACGGATGGGGTTTTTTAATTCAATTGACTTTGTTCCACGTATGATTGAGATATTGGAACAACGCAAGAATAAAAAATTGTTTCGTTGGTTTGATAGTGGTGACGTGCAAAGTGAATTAATGGCGCATAACATCCTGGACGTATGTGAAGCAACACCGCATACAATGCATTGGATCCCTTCAAAAGAAGCAACGATATGGAAACAAGTTAAAAAGCAACGCAAAATTCCAGGTAATGTAATTTTAAGGATCTCGGCAACAATGATTGACGGAAACCCAAGTAATAATTTTTCCCATACATCAACAGTTCATATTGATAAACCGCAAGGGTTTATTTGTGAGGCATATACAAGAGGCGGTAAGTGTGGATCTTGCACCGCATGTTGGGATCTAACAATAAAAAATATTTCATATCCAAAACATTAGGAGGGAAAAATGAAAGATATAAAGGAGAGTATAGCTGTTATTGAAAGTGTTATTGAAGGCGCCTGGTTAAATCTAAGGGATCTTAATAAAGAAGAGGCGCAAGAATTTAACGATCATTGGGAAGCAATAAACATTGTTCCAAAATTAGAAAAAGATTTTTTAATTAATAGTGAAGAGCAAAGGGATAATTACTTGTCAATGATTGAAGGGATGCAAGAAGTTATCCTGGACGATCAAAGTTTTAGAACTGAGTATGTAAAGTATCAATCGCTTTGTGTTATTCAATATCTATTAGAAAACATTAAATGTTATCCCTTTGTTTTAAATGTCAATGAAGATATCTACGAATGGTTAGAGGAAATTAAGATCCAAGTAGAAGAATAGAGTTACCTCGGATCCCTGGACAAACTTGTCCAGGGATTTTTTATTTCTTGAGCCATACTGATACCAGGACGCAAAGTCGCAAAGTTCATTCCATATAGAGGCGCAGAGTCGCAAAGAGATCCTCGAAACTTGTACCTTGATACAGAGCCTTGGTGCGCAAACCTTCATCCAATAAGCTCGAACCTTGATCCCCTCCAAACAAATATATACCCTTGGTCTTCGTATGCTTTGCCAAGTAAAAACTAAAGCCTCCTCGAAGACAATACGCAGAATTCCACGAGATTTGATTAGGACTTATTCTCAAAGCATTGTTTTTTGTTGTTTTTAACTCTAACCAAAACACAAGTCCATCCCAAGCAAAATGACAATCTGGAACTCCAGAAGGTAGACGAGATTCAATCCTTGTTGAGTGGCATTTTTTTGGAAGGTTTTTTTTGATCAGTTTCCAAAAGTTCGATTCGGGAGTCCCCATCTTTTACTTCCTTATATTCCCCTTCAACGAATGCTTGAGGATATTGTTTTTTTAAATTATCTAAACGAGAAATAATTTGTTCACGACTTAAATCGTCAAGAGCATTGATCTGTTCCCTTCGATCAACTGTCAAACCACCAAGAGCAGAACGAATCTTTTCAGCATTGATTGAAGCAGAAAATTGTCCCGCTTCTTCAGCGCCTTTGGAAAGTTCAGAAAGTCTTTTAAGTTGACCAATAACAGTTACACCATATCGTCTTTCTTTTTCTTGCTGAAGCTCTTGAATATATTCTAAAACTTGTGGAAATTTTTTACCGCTTAATAGATGACTTGCAATACTGTAACAACTTTTTTCTGCAAAACCGCTCTTCCTTGCACATTCAGCATTACTATAAATGCCTTCAACATAATACTTTGCAAATTCTTTTTGACGATTAGTTAGTTTTTGGGTTGCGATTTCGTTCATTACAATCTCTTTATATAATAAAATTTACTAAAATGAAAATAAAAAAAACTAGGAAAACCCCGAATCTATTGAAAGAAGTGTCTGAAGTGTCTGAAATTTCAATAGAAGTGTCTGAAACTATTTGACTCTATATATATACTACAGAGCATTTAAGACATTTAAGACACTTAAGACACTACTTTTTAGAAAAAAAATATTTTTTTTTCAATTGGGTAAATATTACTATATATGTAAAAAGGTGTTGACTAAGTAAAATGTTTATAATATATAAATAGAATAACATTTAATAACGAGGGTAAATCAAATGACTAAATTAAAGTTCCGAGGTTCAAGAACCTTACAGAAATTAGCACAAAGAACTATCGAAGAAGAAAAGTTCATAGTTCCTTATACTAAAAAGATATCATTGAAGAGATCATTCTGTCTAGTAAAGGATGATGGTATTTATCTTATGAACAATTATATCAGCGACAAAGAAGAAAAGAACATTGTTGTTTATGCGCAAGGTTTTAATCCAAAAACAAATGAGAATGTTTTTGAAGATAGCTACATTGCAGTTGGCGGTGATGATTTTGCTGAGCCTATATCTCTTCCTCTTGAGCAGTTATATCGAATTGCTGAAGGTGGTAATGTTGATATTGATATTGATGAAACTTCTATAATGGTGAGGGCATAATGGGCAGAGTAAAAGCAATGATCATGGATCAAGAAGAAAAGTTAGATGAATATGTTTGGTATATTGTATCTGAATGTGAAACCTTTGAAGAGTTTAGAGAAAAGGTTTGGGACTACATAATTAATAATGACGTGACATATAAAGGCGATCTTTTGTCTGATGTTTGGTCTGAGTATAATAAGGAGAAGAAATAATGAAACATACATTTATTGGAAACACTCTTGAAGGATTAACTGATATGGAGATTAACGTCCTTCAAGTTGCATTAACGCATTTGATTGAAGATTTACAAGACCACGATGATCGGAAGGATTATTCAGATTTTAATCTTGATACACAATTAGAAATCTCAAAAAAACTTTACCTAGATTTAGGTGGAAAGGAGTTTTGGAAATGATTAATGGAACGAGTGAAGAAATCCTAAGAGAAATTTTATTTGATAGGTATCTTACTGATAATGAGCATTCATTGTTGGATGATTTAATTGAGAACCGATTACATCAGTTATATGGAAGGGATGTAAAGGATCAAGGAGATACGTGGGAGGAAGAGATGTTAGAGCTCCTTAGATTTAAAGTTAGTAAATGGGTGAGACAATGAACTACGTTAAAAATATGGATGCTTTGAGAGATCTTTACAAAAAGTGGGGAGATAAAAGATTTCCAGGACAAGAATTATTGTCTGCGGATGATATGTTATCGATAGCAAAGCTAAGTAAAAAGCAACGTCTATGGTTGGAACTATTTAGTGAGATGTGGATAATGAACAATGATTATCTTTTCTATAGTGAAGACGATAATGTTTTAAATGATTTAATATCTAAATACATTGCAAAAGAAATGGGGGATTTAAAATGATAATACTTAATTTATTTAGCGGTATGGGTTGTGATCTTATGGCTCACAGTCGCACCAATCTTCCACCGATAACAAAAGTTTATCATGCTGATGTTGATAAGTATTCAGTTGCGGTGGACAAGTTTCTACATCCCGAAGTCATTCAGCTTGGGGATGTAACAAAGATCAAGGGATCAGATATCGGACACGTAGATTTATTGTTGGGTGGTTCTCCTTGCCAAGGTTTTTCATTCAGCGGTAAACAGTTAGCCTTTGATGATCCGAGGTCAAAGTTATTCTTTGAGTTTGTAAGAATACTAGAGGAACTTCGAGAGATAAATCCCAAGATTCATTTCCTCCTGGAAAATGTGAGAATGAAAAAAGAATTTAGGGATGTAATAACACAATACTTAGGTGTTCATCCGATTGATCTGGATTCTGCTTTGGACTCTGCACAATCGAGAAAGCGCTTGTATTGGGCAAGTTGGGGTATTATGCCACAAATGGATAAGGGCATAGCTCTGAAGGATATCTTACAGACGAGGCAAGAGATTGAAGAAACATATTACTATGCCAAGAAAAGTATAGATTATATGGGTCGTGGTAGTGAGAAGTATGCGGTTAATAAAAGATCAGATCGCTATACACAATCAACTGATACTGATAAATCTTTTACTGTTACGGCTAACTTTCATAAAGGAGTTCCTTACAACTATTTTAAAGAGGATAGACCACAAGCTGATCTTGTAGGTAAACAAGGCAAAGTCATGTTGAAGGAGAACATTGACAAGGCTAGTTGTTTATTAGCGAGGGACTATAAAGGTTTTGGCAACCAAGGGCAAACGGGAGTGAGATGTATCGAGGTTGGTCATGCTGAAGAGATCAAGGGTCATGATATCTTGAGAAGGGTATACTCGCCCGAAGGCAAGTCACCTACATTAAATACAATGGGCGGTGGTAATCGGGAGCCGAAGGTTGTGATGGGTGCATTTCGTGGACGTTACCTTGTAGAGGGTAAACGTCAAGACCATAAGATGAAGACCAAGGGTATGACAACGCAAAGGTTAGAGGTTCGAGGAGATAGTAAATCGAATACACTCACAACTGTTCAGAAGGATAATGTTGTTGTCCAGGACATTCGTTGGAGAGCTTTGACTCCGATTGAATGTGAACGTCTGCAAACTGTAGAAGACAATGCGACTTTATTTGGCATTGATGAGAAGGGTAAGCAGATAACAATATCAAAGACACAAAGATATAAAATGTTGGGTAATGGTTGGTGCGTTGATACCATCGCCCATATATTCAGTTACTTAGAAGGGAGAATATAATGAACGCAAATTCAAGAATGGTTTTTAAATTAGAGAAGGAACTTTCAGAAGTGAAACAAAAGTTAGTAAATGGATCTAGGAAAAATCAGATATACTTTTCAATCGAGGAATTACGTCACATCTTCGATGCCGTAGAACAACATATATATGCAACCGAGGAACGTATCAAAGACAACTATGCTTTTGATCATCATAGCGATACGCATATATGTGAAAGAAATCTTGGAGAATTAAATGATCTTCGAGGAAAAATTTTAATCAACATCAAAGGAGGTACCAATGCCTAATTGGACAGATAATACGTTAATTGTACAAGCTGACACTAAAAAAGAAATCGATAACTTTTTAGATAAGGTTATCGTAGATGAGCAATTTGATTTCAATACAATCATACCAATGCCTAAAGAATTTGAAGAAGGTATTGAACTCTCTGGATCCACATTAAATGGAGCAGATAGGCTTAAGTCTCATATGATCTTGGATAGTGGAGTTTATGTTCCAAAAGATATCAAAACTCGTAAGTCCTGGAAGAAGAAGTTTGGCGCTGACAATTGGTATCGTTGGAGTTGTGACAATTGGGGCACAAAGTGGAATGCCTCAGAGACTAAAGTAGAAAGGGTCTTTGATGAAGAAGTCACAATACTATTTAATACTGCTTGGTGCACTCCATCACCTATTATCAAAAAGATGAAGAAGAAATTTCCAAAGCTTAGATTTCATGGCGGTTGGGTTGATGAAGGTTACGAGGCTGCGGGGTCTTTTCAAGACATCTAAAATAGAATCCCCGAACTGCTAGAAAGGATTAAAGAACAGTTCGGGGAACTCCAATCAACGAGGTAATTAACAAATAACAGATAAAGAAAGGAGAAGTCAAATGATTTCTACATTAGCTTGTTTAGCAACTGCAATATACTTTGAGGCAAGAGGTGAGCCGACACTTGGTCAGATAGCCGTGGGGCAAGTCATTATGTCCAGAGTAGCAGACCCAAGATATCCCGATAACGTATGTGACGTTGTTACCGAGGGGTATTATTACTCCTGGAATCCAGAGATACCGATTCCAAATATGTGTCAGTTTAGTTTTTGGTGCGATGGCAAACCAGAAGAGATCAAGGACGCAGAGGCATATGAATGGGCGGAAGAGATAGCCTATGCTTTAATCGAGGGTCCTTTGAATATTGTAGATTTTACAGAAGGTTCAACGCACTACCACGCACACTATGTAACACCATCCTGGAGCTACAACTTAACACAAACAGTTCGTATCAACGATCACATATTCTACAGAAGGGAGATGGAATAATGACAAAATTCAATGATGATTTTGTAAGAGAAGTTCAGCACTATTGGCATGAACATAAAAACGATATCAAATATAAAAAAGAAGGCGGTGTTCATAGAAAGGTTAATATTGATAGAAAATTTAATAAAGAAGATTTAGCCGAACATTTTAATCTTACTCCAGGTCAAGCTCATAGAATTATTTACATAAGAAAACTAAATGGAGGACATGATGACCAGACCGAATAAATTGAAAGAGGTACCAAATCGCAGACCTAGCTGGACAGAAGATGTCGGTATGGGCATAAGTGTAACAGTAAGTTTCCATCCAGAGACACAAGAAGCTGTTGAAGTATTTGTAACGAGCCGTGGAAAAGCATCGGATAATCCAATGCAAGAGGCGCTTTACAATCTCGGAGTGCAAGTTTCAAAGATGATACAAGGTAAAGACAACTCTTGACATTTTGCACACAAATAACTACTAATAACAAATAACTTTTTACATGGAGAATATAATGCCGAAAGGAAGACCATCAAAAGCAGGAAAAGAACTGCAATTTAAAACAGTTGCTGTCCCCCTGGAAGTTTATGCAAAGATAAATGACATGGCGGACAAGGAACAAAGAAGTATTGCAAGGCAACTTGCAGTAATAATCAACAAAGCGCACAGTGAAATTATGAAGGAGTCAACAGTATGATTGATTATATTAAAGATAACCCAATGAGATTCACATATTTATACATAGCTGCAATTGTTATAGCAAATTTAGGATTCACATATTTACCTATGATCCCACTACCAGGAGGAGAGATGTTAGCTCCAATGTCTTTTTTGGTAGGTTTTATTTTTGTGATTAGAGATTTTTCACAAAGAGAGATAGGGCACAAGGTTCTAGGTGCAATGGCAGTTGGTGGATTGTTAAGTTATTACATGGCAGATCCGTTTGTAGCTTATGCAAGTGTTGTTGCATTTATGATTAGTGAGGGAGTTGATTGGGCGGTTTATACTTTTACAGATAAACCTTTGAAGCAAAGAGTTTTACTATCTTCATTAGTGGGAACACCGATTGATTCTGCTATCTTTATGTCAATACTTGGGTTTTTCTCCTGGTATGGACTTGTCATTATGTTCGTTAGTAAAATGATAGGCGCATTGATCGTATGGTGGATGCTTGAAGATGATGAAGTCATATAGTTTTAAATTTACAGCAAGGTGTCCAGTGGATAATGCATTGGACATCTATGACTGCACAATCACATCACCTCAAACTATCCCAGTTGAGAAACTTCACGAACTAATTTATGATTGTTGCTCAGTAAAAAAATTTCAAGAAGATTTAACGGAACAAATTAAAATTGAATGCCATGAAAGATTTAGGTCATCAGTTACAGTTGAAATGGTTGGGGTTCATTCAAACGTAAAAGTTGTAAGCAAAGCTTAAAATGATTCATTATCACGGAACTCCTTTAACCCCTCGTGAAACATTATACAGAATGGCAGGCAAACATTTTTGCGTTAGTTACGCAGATAAAAGAGACGGAGATATTTGTCTTGAGATTGGTCAATCAGTTATGTGGGACAACGGAGCATTTACAGCTTATACAAAAGGCAAACCTCTTGATTTAAAAGGTTACCATAATTGGCTGGAGAGCAGAATGGGTCATCCACATTGGGCAATAGTTCCAGATGTTATAGGTGGAACAGAAGATGATAACTACAATATGATAAAGCAATGGCCACATAGAAAAGAATTATCAGCAGTTGTTTGGCATATGGGAGATTCATTTAATTTTTTGCATAAACTATTAGACTCTGGTTTTTCAAAAATATGTTTTGGTTCGAGTGGAGAATATTGGCAGGTTGGTTTACCAAAATGGGCACAAAGATGCGATGAGGCTTTTAATGAGATAGCAAGAGTTGGTAACATACCCTGGATACATATGTTAAGAGGAAATGCCCAGGGAGGAAAGAGATGGCCATTCGCAAGTGCTGACAGTGCTTATGTTGCGAGAAGTTATAAAGACACCAAAAAAGATCCAGAGATTATGGCTCGAAAGATTGATCGAGTTCAAACTCCTGTTACTTGGGATAAAAGTTTAGCTGCACCAATTCAAGATGCATTATTATAAATTACTTTACACAAAACGCATTGAACTTCTTTTTTATCTTTAGGCTTGGGTAGTACAGCCTTACAAATAAAACAAAATATATCTTTCATTTTTTATACTCCTTTAAAAGAATTATGTTATCCTTCTTTAAGTTTTTCATATATTGTTTTGCAACGTCAAGTCTTAATCCAGACACTTTACTTAATTTAGATGCTGCTTCATCAATAGTTAGTCCACCTTTTTTATAATCATCAAAGATTCTTAAGTACTCAGCTTTAACCATTCTCTTGCCTTTTCTCCTAATACTTTTGCACTAAGGTTTATTTTGTTGCGCAATGACTTAACTATTTTACCATCGATTGTTTCATCCGTAATCAAATCAATATAGGTAACGGGATGATGTTGCCCGATTCGATGGCATCGATCTTCTGATTGGATCCGAGTTTCAAGGTTAAAGTCATTAGCATAATAGATAACAGTGTTTGCTGCGGTTAATGTAATACCACGTCCCGCTGTTTGAGGATTACCTACAAAGAAACGAACTGATGACTTTGAATCCTGGAATAACTTTATATTCTCTTGCCTTTCATTATCAGAAGTATCTCCAAAGAAAGACACAGCAACCTTTTTAAATTGACTGCCAAATGTTTTGTTAAGTTTTTCTGTAATTGTAATCACATCGTATCTAAATCGTGACCATATGATAACTTTACCCGATGCTTCCTCACAAATTTCTACCAGGGCATCAAGTCTTCTTGTTGGAAATGAAATAAGATCTCCATCATCACTGCGTAAGTGACCCGATAATATTTGTTGAAGTCTTAGAAGTTGGGTAGCCACCATAGTTGCGCTAACCATCTCATTGTCAATCATAAGAATAGATTTCTTTCTGATCTCTTCATACATTCTAAGTTGCTCTGGATTCATACTGACAGATCTTGAAGTATAAATCTTCTCTGGTAAGTCAAGACAATCCTTCTTCAAGACTCTATCACTAAATTCATCTATCTTCCTTGTAAGCTCATCTATATTTCTATAACCTAAAATCTGATTAAAACTAATTGTCCCCATATTCTTCCTATGCATAACAGCATAACGAGCCTGGAAAGGATAATAAGAATCATAACCTAACATAAATTCTCCAAGAAATTCACATTGTGAATACAGATCCAAGGGAGAATTAGCCACGGGACTACCCGTAAGTATTCTTTTATACTTAAAATATTTTGACATATTAATTAATGTCTTTGTTCTTTTTGCTTTATGGTTTTTTACTGTGGTCGATTCATCAACAGCAATCATTCCTTTTTTGCCATAACCATTTGACGTTATCCATTCTGCTAATCTCTTTCCTTTAAGATTTGAGAAGGCCTCAACATTAACCACAAATATAACTAAGGGCTCATAAAAAGGATAATTTTTTCTCTTAATTAGTACATCTTTATCTGCCTGGGATAGTTTTGTTTTCCATACTATTACCCTTTTCTTAATTTTGTCTGGCATATGCTCTGGTATTTCTTTCTCTGACCAGTTTCGATAAACACCTTTAGGCGCAATCACAACAGCAAAATTAATTTTTTCCTGTTGATATAACATTGCTATGTTATCAATAAGAACTTTTGATTTACCCGTCCCCATTTCCATGAACAAAGCAAATTTTTCTTTATCCCAACACTTCTCCAGGCACTCCTGTTGATGCTTATATGGTTTTGTTTTATATTTGTACTTGACTTTCATTTCAATACCTCCTATGTATGTATATAGGCACCTATATATTTGTGTCAAGGGAAACTTTTTAACAAAAAAAATCCCTACTTTTTTTTAACTCGTTTTGATAAACCTGAAGAGGAGATACTTATGAAAAAAAACGAAATCTTAGATGATGAATTGTTTATAGACAAGGAAGCTTTTGCTGATATGTCAGACGAAAAAGGCAAGACATTATCAAATTCAATAAAACGTCTTGGTAATATCATTGAACAAATTGATGATGCTGAGAAACATTTAAAAGTTCTAAAGACTGAGAAGAGAAGGCTTGAGTTTGAAGCTATTCCAGAGATCATGGATGAGATGGGCATAGAAAGAGTTGATGTAGATGATGCAACTGTTTCGTTAAAAGCTTTTGTCTCTGCAAGTATACCCGTTGATCGAAGACAAGAAGCTTTCAATTGGTTGAGAGAAAGAAACCTTGATGACATCATTAAGAATGATGTGATCATTCCATTTGGACGTGGACAAGATAATATTGCTGGAGATCTTATGGTAGAGCTTGAGCGAAAAGGTTTGCATCCAGAGAGCAAGACACACATTCATAGTATGACATTGAAAAGTTTTATACGAGAACGTGTTGAGAAAGGTCTGGAAACAGATCTTGATTTATTCGGTGCTTTTGTAGCACGAACTGCTGAAATAAAACCAAAAAGGAGGAAATAAAAATGGCAGATGTAACTAAAAAATCAAATACAGATGTATCTAATATATTAGATGACATACTTGAGACTGCAGGCGAAGGTGTAAATTATGAAACATCCGAACTGCAAATACCTTTCATAAGAGTTATTCAAGCTTTATCTCCACAGATAAAAAAGAATGATGCTGCGTTTATTAAAGGTGCTGAACAAGGAGACTTGTTTAATACTGTGACGGGAGAACTGTGGAAAGGTGAAGAAGGTATAAATGTTATTCCTTGTTACCAGGAGACAAAGCATTTGGAATTTACACCGAGAGATCAAGGCGGTGGATTTGTAGGAGAACTTCCTGCAAGTGATCCAAACATTATAAAGACCACGAGACAAGGTGCGAAGGAAACATTACCAAGTGGCAATGAGCTAGTTAAATCAGATCAGCATTACTGTATGATCTTGAACAAGGACGGAAGCGCTCAACCTGCTATTGTAGATATGAAGTCTACCCAACTTAAAATAAGCAGACGTTGGAAAACTCAAATCACAATGCAGAAAGTACCAGATAAAAATGGTGTAATGAGAACTCCTGCTTTGTTTGCTACCATATGGAATCTTAAAACTGTTGAAGAAAGCAATGACATGGGTAATTGGTACAACTACGCAGTTGAAAAAGTTGAACTTGTTAAAGATAAAAATTTATTTACTGATGCAAAGAACTTTAGAACTTCAGTTGAAAGTGGCGCTGCCAAAGCTGTACCAGAAGAAGTAGCTAGTCATGATGAGGATGAAGCACCCTTCTAATGTCTCTAACAAAACAATTCATGGCAGTGTTCGAGGGATCGAGCACTGCACATGGTCAGACTAAATTAGGGACACAAAGAAGAGATGGTAAGACAGAGGCTAAAAGTTTCATTGTTAAAGAAGTTTTAAACGAAGAACTTATTGACAATCATTTTAAAGGATCCCTGGGTGTTGGTGCTATTCCCATCAACAATAGTAACATGTGTAAGTTTGGTGCTATTGACATTGATGAATATCCAATTGACCATGCAGAAATATTAAAAAAGATTAAGAAGTTTAAACTTCCTATTATCTTATGTAGATCTAAGTCTGGAGGAGCTCATCTCTTTTTGTTTATGAAAGATTGGGTTGCTGCTGTAGATTTGCGTGAGTATCTGACTGAAATCGCTGCGGGACTAGGACATTCTGGTTCAGAGATATTTCCAAAGCAGGATCAGATATTGGCAGAACGAGGTGACGTTGGTAATTTTATAAACCTTCCATACTTTGATACCAAAAGAACGATGCGGTATGCTATGGATGATAATGCTAAAGAACTATCAGTTGAGCAGTTTTTAGCGAAGGTTGAGAAATATAAAACTACATTAGATAAGTTACAGAAAATAAATTTTAATTCGCAGAAGAACAGTTTCTCTGATGCGCCACCATGTGTCCAGGGGTTTTTAAATAGAGGAGTGCCCCAAGGTGCGAGAAACACAGTTCTATTTAATGTATGCACTTACTGTAAGAAGAAGAGTCCAGACTCCTGGCAGTCGATGTTTGATGAGATTAATCAGAAGTATTCATCTCCGCCCTTACCTTCAACAGAAGTTGTTGCAATACAGAAACAGCACGAGAAAAAAGACTATCAGTATCAATGCGGTGTTGAGCCGTTGAAGAGTCATTGTAATAAGACAGCTTGTAAGAAAAGAAAATATGGTGTTGGTAATAATAAATCAGTTCCCATTTTGGGAGGTTTAACAATTCTACTTTCGGAACCAAGATTATATTTTTTAGATGTCAATGGTCAGAGGTTAGAGATATCAACTAAGCAGTTACAAATGCCTATGTTATTCCAGGAGGCATGTATGGAGCAGTTAAACTATATGCCTGCCATGCACAAGAAAGAAGATTGGCACGATGAAGTCAATGCTCTTATGTCTCGGGCAACTGTTATAGAGGTTGATGAACTTTTGACATACAGAGGTCAGTTCAAGGAGTTATTAGAAATATATTGTACAAGTAGAATTAGAGCACGAGCACCCGAAGAAATGGTATTGGGTAAGCCGTGGACAGAAAACGATTTAACATATTTTACGATGAAGGGTTTACAGGAGTTTTTAAGACAGCGAGGTTTTAATCACTTTAACAGAGGTCAGATACAGGAGCGCTTAAAAGAATTAAATGGCGGTCAGAACTGTAACGGAAAGTACAGATTAAAAGATGATGACTCTGGTAAGTGGTCAGAGATTCGAGTCTGGTGGGTACCAGAGTTTGATGACGAGGAAATTGAACTAACAGTTAATAAGAAGGAGGATGATGATGTCCCGTTTTAACTTTGAAGAAGATCAGCTTTTGAAGCTGTCGGATATTAAGGATAAACTTAATGTCTCTTACAGCACTTTATACAGATGGATAGATGATGGGTCTTTTCCCAAGCCACTTGTATTTGGTAAAGGCGAAAAGAACGCAACAACACGTTGGGTTAGAAAAGAAGTTGAAGAATGGTTTAACAACAGACCGAGAGAAAAATAATGATAAAAGAAACACTGATCTTCGGGCCACCAGGCTGTGGTAAAACTCACACTTTAATCGATATAGTTCGTAAACATCTTGAGAACAACGGAAACCCAGAAAGAATAGGTTTTGTATCATTCTCTAAGAAGTCTGTTATGGAGGCAAGAGATAGGATATCAAAAGATCTGACACCTAAACAGATACCCTGGTTTAGAACTTTGCATTCAATTGGTTATCAGTGGCTTGGTATGAAGGATGAAAACATGATGACAAAGTATGATTTTAACAAGCTAGGTCAGGAACTAGGTTTAACATTTGATAGCAACACAGCAACTTCAATGAGTGATGGTTTGATTACAAGTTCATTCAACAAAGGCAATAAGTATCTTGAGGTTATTGGACGAGCTACTATGCGTAAGATATCTCTGGCTGAACAGTATAACGATGTGAGAGATTATGGTCTAAGTTTTCCTTTTTTAAAAAAGGTAGACGAAACATACAAAGATTATAAACAGCAGAACAACAAGTATGACTTTACAGATATGATTGATTTATTTGTAAAGGGTGGCAGTTCTCCAGAGTTAGAACTTCTAATTGTTGATGAAGCGCAGGATCTTACACCATTGCAGTGGGATCAAGTTACATTGATGAAGAATCATTCCCAGGAGGTTTGGTATGCGGGGGATGATGATCAATGTATTCATCGATGGAATGGTGTTGATGTTGGTAACTTTATACATGCTTGTCCTGATAGAAAGATACTTGGTCAAAGTTATAGAGTCCCTTCAAAAGTTCATGCACTTGCAAATAGAATATCTAAAAAGATCGAGGTTCGGCAGCCGAAGGATTGGGAGCCTACAGATAAAGAGGGAAACATAGAGTATCACATGGATTGGAGAGAACCAAACATAGATCAAGGTTCGTGGACAATCATGGCAAGAACAAATCGTCTTGTATCGGGTATAGCAGAATCATTACGGCAGGATGGTTATCTATTCAATCGATATGGTGTTCCAAGTATTGATGAAAACATTTTAACTAATATGGCTTTATGGGGACAGCTTATCTGTGATGAGCCAGTACCTATTACAGATATTAAAAACTTATACAAGATGTTGCCGAAAAAAGGTAACAATCCAATGGTTAAGTGGGGTGTCAGTAAACAGTTTGATTATTTAGAAGATGATTTGTTCTTTACATATGATCAATTAGTTAAAGACTATGGTTTACTTGCATCTAAGGACATGGATGTTTATAATGTTTTAAATGTTTCTCGAGACGATAAAGCCTACATGAAAAGTTTACAGATAAGAGGTGAGATGCTCGATAAACCAAGAATAAACGTATCAACCATTCATGCAATGAAGGGTGGGGAGGATGATAATATAATATTATTGACAGAATCTTACCCCACGGCAACCACTGATGAAAAATTGTTTGATGATGAGCATCGAGTCTTTTACACGGGAGTTACAAGGACACGTCATAACTTACATATTATCGATACACCTTCTAAATTTAAATATGAGTTATGATTAGTAAACAAATAGAAAATGCAAGTTCACGGGTCATAAGTCTTGGTGCAGGTGTGCAAAGCTCTGTTATGGCGCTAATGGCTGCAAAGGGAGAACTAACACCTATGCCAGAGGCTGCTATCTTTGCTGATACACAATGGGAACCAAAGGATGTATATGAACATCTTGATTGGTTGGAAAAGCAATTACCTTTTCCCGTATACAAAGTATCAGAAGGGAACATAAAAGAACATGCTGTAGCAGGTAAAAACAAAAGAGGAACAAACTTTGTAACAATGCCTTTCTTTACAAAGCATGGGATTGGCAGAAGACAGTGTACAAATGATTATAAACTAGAGCCTATAAGAAAAAAGATTCGCACTATTATGGGTTTAAAACCTAGGCAAAGAGCAAAGGATCTGGTCTGTGAGTCATGGATCGGTATTAGTTTAGATGAGATGCAGAGGATTAAAGATTCAAGAGACTATTATATAAAGCATCGATGGCCTTTGATTGAGAAGAGAATGAACCGAAGGGATTGTTTAAAATGGTTTGATACACATTACCCTGGAAGAAAGTTAGCTAAGTCCGCTTGTATTGGATGTCCATATCATAGCAATGATCTCTGGAGAGATATGAGAAACAATGACCCAGAAAGTTTTCAAGAAGCTATTGACTTTGACAAACAGATTAGAAAAGCAAATCAAAAAGATCTAGATCAATATGTTCATCAAACACTCAAGCCTCTCGATGAAGTTGACTTTGATACCTTGGAAGACAAAGGACAGCTTTCCTTCCTAGATGAATGTGATGGGATGTGTGGAGTATGAAGAGAGAACAAATCTTAGACAAAGCAAAAGTATTGATTAGTGGTGAAAGAGCAATTGATTATGGTGATGCCTATCTTAACCACAAAAGAATAGCTGATCTCTGGGCACCGATACTAGATAAAGATATTACAGTTGAGCAAGTTTATGCATGTATGATTGCAGTTAAAATATCAAGACTAATTGAGACACCAGACCACGAAGACTCCTGGATAGATATCTGTGGGTATGCAGCTTTAGGAGGAGAGAATGATGAGAAAGCAGAATAGCACTATAAGTTTTATAGAACGTATAGAAATGGATATCCTAGAGATTGAATGGTATCCTCCTTCAAT